TTCCCAGGTGCCGGTCTTCTTCTCGATGTCCACGTGCTTCAGCATCGAGCCGAATTCGCCCTCCGGGGGACGAACGATCGTGACCGACCGTCCCTCCTCCAGCGACACGACCTGCTCGCGACGGCGGCGCATACGCGCCAGCAGGAGTTCGTTGCTCATGCTTTACCTCACAGGGCCGGCAGGTAGCAGATCTGACCCTTGACGGTCAGGCTCAGCTGGCCGGTGCCGGTCGCGCCTTGCGTGAGCGACTCGCCGGGGATCGACGGCTGACCGCGGAAGATGCGTTGCGCACCCTTGGCCAGCGTGATGCGCACGACGATCTCGCCGGCGGCGCGGGCCACCTGGCGGATCTTCGTGAGCGCGTCGTTGTCGGCCTCGAGCGAGCGCAGGTCGATCGTCACGGTCTCGGCCGCCAGCTTGACGGTCTCGAGCTTCTCCGTGGTGTCGAGCAGCGTGCCGACGTCCTCGGTCCGCGGCGCGCCGCCACCCAGCTGATACTGGGTAGCCTGCGCGATCGTGCGCCACGCGGTGATCGGCACGAACGTGCCGGAGGCGAAGGTCGAGAACTCGCTGGTGTCGATGCCTTCGAGGCCGAAGTTGTCGGCGCTCGGCGAGCCGGCGCTCGAGATGCGCACGGCCTGGCTATCCAGCTGGTCCATGCCTTCGACGCCGCTGAAGTAGCCGACGCTGCCGATGGCGAGAGCGTGGCCGGTGACGTGCGCGACGCCGGGGCTGGCCTGCGTCACGTCCTGCACGGTGAGGGGCGCGCCCTCGGTGAAGCCAACCTCGATGCGAACCGAGCGGCCCTTGACGAAATCTGCCATGGCAGTGTCCTTTCAATGGAAGAGAGATGCCCAATCGCGGGCGGGGTTGGGAAACGAAAAAGCCCGCCGGGTGGCGGGCTTCGGGGAGTCGAGCTGACCGAGTGATCAGCTGCGAGGGTTCAGGGGTCTGACGCGTTCGATGTAGACCGGGCCCCAGAGCTCCTCGGTCTCGATGTGGTTGCGGTTCGGCGCGATGACGAACTTGCCTTGCGCGTCGCGTCGGTAGCGCAGCACGTAGCCGAGCTCGTCGTCGGCAACCAGCACGTCCTTGACTTCGCCGCTGTTCATGAAGACACGCGCGGTGATGCGCGGCCTGTCGTTGGTGGTGACGCGCATCAGTTCGTCTCCTCGTACGGCGTGTCGAGCCACACCGAGACGTAGAGCACGACGCAGCGCACGTCGACCACCGGATCGAGGCCGTCGGGCGCGTTGTCGTCGAGCGGCAGTCCGGAGGCCTCGAGGATCGCCGCGACTTCGTCCGAGAGATCCCCGGACTCGTCGCGCGTCTCGCCCCAGCACTCCAGCTGGTAGGTCTCCTTGTGCTCGAGCAGCGTGTTGTCGAGGCCGTAGTCGCGCTTCACCGCCACGCGGTGGCCGATCACGACGGGATAGGTCTCGCCGTCCGGCGCCGAGTCGATGTAGATGCGATCGCCGGCGCGCGTGCGCGGGCTCGCGCCGACCAGCAGGCCGGAGATGTGCTCCCATCCGATCATCGGTTCACTCCAGGCAGGTCGAGCTGCTGCAGGTCGGGCTTGAGCGAGGCCTCGATGGCGCGCAGCGCCGGGCCCTGCAGCTCACGCGCGCCGATCGTCAGGAACGGCCGCGCGGCCATCTTCTTGGTGCCGAAGTGCACGAAGCGCCAGTAGAACGGATCGTCCGGGCTGTCGGCGCCGCGCAGCGCACCGCGCGCCGGCTTCACGTTGACGAACACGCCGACGTCGCCCTCGCGCTCTGCGTCCTTGCTGCGGCGAATCAGGATATTCCGCTGCAGCGTGCCGGGCCGGCGCACCAGCTTGCCGTGCTTGTAGACCGGCTTCTTCAGGATCGGCACGACGCCGGGCGTCGAAGCGGTGCGCTGCACCAGGCGGGCGCCGGCGCGCAGCGCCTTGCGCAGCATGCCGCGCCGCATGGTCGGCGACAGCTGCTTGAGCACGCGGATCAGGCGCGCGAAGCTGTCCTTGTCGAAGGTGAGCATGCCTATCTCCCGTCCCTGGTGCCGTGCTTGCACATCAGGTCCATCCACACCTTCAGGCCGTCGACCATGATCGGCTCGGCCGCGATGTCGTACGGCGCGTCGCCCCCCTCGCCCAGCCAGACGATGCGCATCTTCGAGGTGATGCCGGCGCGGTAGCGGATGCGGAAGCGGACCGTGATCTCCGACTGCTGCATGGCGGCCTGGTGGAACTCGCGGCCGCGCAGCGGGAACGCGCGGGCCCGCAGCGTCACGACGGGGATCCACAGCTTCGACTGCTCGCGCAGCTCGTTGCGCGCCGGGTCGCGCTGCTCGAGCCGAATGCGGTGGATCAGGTCGCCCGAGCTCGTCATGCCCAGCCCCTGCGCACGCGGCCGCCGGCGTCGAGCATCGCGATCGCGCCGAGCGGCATGGTGGCGAGCGCGTCCTTCACGCCGATGCCGCGGTTCTCGTAGCAGTGCACGACGCCCATCAGCATGGCCATCTTGAAGGTGCGCGGCAGGATGCGCACCGGCGGCGGATCCTCGGGCAGCGAGTAGCCGGCCACGACCTGGATCTTCACGGCGTTGGCGGCATCCTTCGCCGTCGGCCACGAGGTGCCGACCGGGCGCAGGATCCAGTTCGGCACGCTGCGATCGTCGAGTGAGTAGTCGGTCTGGTTCAGCGTGATCTCGTTCTCGTCGTCGTCGATGTACTTGATCGAGACCACGCTGCGCACCGGGTAGACCGGCAGCCGGATGTCGCCGTCGTCCGGGAAGGCGTCGATCGCGAGCTCGTACGTCTTCGGCGCCATGATCTGGCCGGTGTAGTGCTCGGCCCACTCGCGCACGGCCGGGATCAGGATGTCCTCGAGCAGAGGGTCATCCTCGTGCGACGGCGGGCTGCCCTCCGGCGTGATGTTGCAGTGGCGGCGCGCCTCGGCGACCGTGATCTGCTCGCCCGTCGCGTCGACGATCAGTAGTGGTTCCATCGCTGGTTCCTGTTCAGTTGCCCGTCACCGGCGTGCGCCGTGAGCTGGTGCTGCGGCGGCGCGTGCTGTTCTCCGTCACCGGCTGCCGCTTCGACTCGCCGGCGGCGTTGCGGCCCGCGCGGCTCGCCGAGATCTGGCCGTAGACCGGCACGCCGGTGCGGATCGTCAGCGGGTCTCGGCCGGTGGCTGTGATGGCGCCGGCCGGGATGCCGATGTAGACGTCGTGCGTGACCTCGATCTGCGGGCCGTAGCCCACGATCTGCAGGTCGGCGGCGCCGGGTTGCAGCCGCTCGCCGATCGACACGAGCGGCGGCTGACCGGCGAACTCGGCAGAGCCCTGGTCCGGCTGGTACTGCTCGTTCGCGCTGCCGCGCGGAGCGGCGCCGCTGGCGGTCAGCGCGCCAGCCGGCACGCCGATCACGTGGTTGAACGTGCGCGCGATGTCCGGCTGCAGGCCGACGATCAGCACCTGGCCGGGCTGCGGCTGAGCGGCGCGGTTGTCGGAGATCTGCACCGCCGGCGCGCGGCCAGCGAAGGCCGCCGAGCCGGCGCCCGGGGCCGCTGCGCGGTTGTCCGTGGCCAGCGCGTTCGGGGCCTGGCCCGCGACAGCGACCGCACCGGCGCCCGGCGAGGCCGTGCGGTTGTCCGTCCGGACCGCCGTCGGCTGCTGACCGGTGATCGTGACCGCGCCGGCTGCCGGCTGCGCCGTGCGCGCGTCGCCGGCGTTGGCGGCCGGCGCTTGGCCAGCGGCGGTGAGCGCGCCGGCCGGGATGCCGATCGCGACGTTTGCGGAGGCCTGCGCCGTCGGCGCCAAGCCCGTGATCGCGGCAGCGCCGGCACCAGGCGCGGCGGCGCGGTTGTCGGTGCGCGCGACCACCGGCAGCTGGCCGGCAATCTGCGCCGAGCCCGCGCCTGGCTGGGCCGTGCGGTTGTCGCCGGCGTTGAGCGCCGGCTGCTGGCCGCTGGCCACCATCTGGCCGGCGGGGATCGCGACGCTCTTGTTGTCGCTGACGGCCACCACCGGTGCCGCGCCTGCGAAGGTGCCGGCTCCAGCGCCTGGCGCTGCGGAGACGTTGGCCGTCGTGACGGCCGTCGGCGCCGCGCCGCTGATCTGCAGCTGGCCGACGTCGGCGGCTGCGATCCGGTTGTCGGTGCGCTGCACCGCGGGCTGCTGGCCCGTGATGGCCACGGTGCCCTGCTGCGGCTGCAGCGTGCGGTTGTCGCCGGTCTGCGCCACCGGCGGCTGACCCGTGACAGCGATCTGGCCAGCGCCCGGCTGCGCGAGCACGTTGAGCGTGCGCACGACCTGCGGCGCCTGACCGCTGAACGCGGCCGAGCCGACGTTGGGGGCCGCCGTGCGGTTGTCAGTCCGGACAGCGGTCGGCGCCAGCCCGGTGAACGCCGCTTGGCCAGCGCCAGGCCGGGCGAACAGCTCGAGGAACAGCGACGGCGCGAGGCCGGCGAATTGCGCGAGGCCTGCGCCCGGCGTCGTGATGACGGCGACGGTGATCGTCGGCGCCAAGCCGGTGAACGCGCCGGCGCCGGCGCCGATCGCGACCTGCATGGCAACCGTGATGCTCGGCTGCAGGCCCTGGAGCGTGACGGCCCCGACACCAGGTGCCGCGATGCGGTTGACGATGGCTGCCGGCGCCAAGCCGGTGACGGCAACCGAGCCGGCGGCCGGCGTGCGCAGGGCGTCGACGACGACAGCCGGCTGCTGCCCGCTGATCGCCGCCGAGCCGGCGCCGATCGGCACGGTGATCGCCACCAGCACCTGCGGAGCCTGGCCGCTGAAGGTTGCCGCGCCGGCGCCGGGCTGGGCGCGAACGGCGGTCAGCACCGCCGGCGCCTGGCCGCTGAATGCTGCGCTGCCAGCGCCGGGCGACGCCGTCCGGTTGTCGCTGACCGCGAGGACCGGAGCCTGTCCGGTGAATGCCGCGCTGCCTGCCCCCGGCGCGGCGGCCAGCGTCAGCAGGATCGACGGCGCCAGGCCCGCGAAGCTGGCCAGGCCGGCGCCGGGCTGCACGGAGACCGCGAGGAAGACGGTCGGCGCGAGACCCGAGAAGTTGGCGGCGCCCGCGCCAGGCGCGGCAATACGGTTGACCACCGCGGCCGGCTGAAGGCCGGTGATGGCGAGCGAGCCGACACCCGGTGCCGCGATCCTGTCGACGACGACAGCGGGCGCGAGACCCTGGAGGGTCGCGCTGCCGACGCCAGGCGCAGCGATGCGGTCGACGACAACCGCGGGCTGCTGACCGGCGAACGTCGCTGCACCGGCGCCGGGGGCTGCGACCCGGTCGACCACGACCGAAGGTTGCAGGCCGGTGAACGTCGCGGCGCCAACACCGGGAGCGGCGATCCGATTGACGATCGCCGCCGGCTGCAGGCCGGTGAGGACGGCCGTTCCGGCTCCAGGAGCGGCGATCCGATTGACGATCGCCGCCGGCTGCAGGCCGGTGAGGACGGCCGTTCCGGCTCCAGGAGCCGCGATGCGGTCAACGACGATCGACGGCTGCAGGCCAGAGATCGTCGCGCTGCCCACGCCCGGCGCTGCGACCAGGCTGACGAGCACCGTCGGCTGGAGACCGGTGAAGGTCGCGGAGCCAACGCCAGGCGTGATGAATCGCGCGATCAGCAGCGACGGCGCGAGGCCCGTGAACGCTGCAGCGCCGACGTCCGGCGTCGCGACGACGTTGCCACCGGCGGCCGGCAGCGACAGGAAGAACGGTGCGGCTCGACGCGGCGGCGCCGGCGCGCGCGAGAAGAGCCGATTCTTCACAGCGAATTAGCCGATTTCTTGCACGACCGCGTAGCCGTTGCAGGTGATCGAGTCGTTCGGCGTGCTGGCCAGTTCGATCGTCATGCGGCGGCCGGCAGCCATCACCAGCTGCTCCTGCTCGGTGAAGACGATGTCCAGCGGCGCGCGCACGTTCCACGCGTACGGCTTGTGCGTGACGATCGTGCCCGTCGAGGCCTTCGTGGTGTTGTTCACCTCAGCGGTGAAGCTGGCCGCGATGCCGCTGCTGTCCGTCGGAACCGGCGTTGGCGCGCTGCCCCCGCTTCCGCTGGTGCTCTGGCCGCTCTTGAGCAGGATGAGCAGCTGCTCCTCCTGCGCATCGCCGAGCTCGGTGGTCTGCGACAGGCCGAAGGCCAGCAGCACGATCGGCTTGCCAGACGCTGCGGCCAGCTCGAACAGATCCTGCTGGGTCGTGATGGCCACGCCATTGAACTGAACGGTGTAGATGCCCGACATTGCGAACCCCTAGAAGCGCATGAGGATTGCCAGCGTCGTTGCGGGACGCCGGCGCAAGAACTGCGGCGGAATGGCGCCGGCGGGCGCCGTCTGGATCTCGAGCCACGTGATCACGGCGTACTGGCTGCCGGTCGGATCCGGATCGCCGGTAGGCGACAGCGCCAGGTACGGAATCTCGGGATCGACCGTCGTGCGGCTCGGCGTGAAGAAGCCGTCGTCGAAGCCAGTGGCGAGGTTGGTCGCCTGCTTCAGGCTGTCGAGGTCCATCAGGGCGCCGCGCCAGTGGCGTACAGCATGCCGTTGTAGACCGTTGACGTCGTCGCGGGCTTCGGCAGCTCGAGCAGCGCGATGCACGCGTCGTTGAAGATCCGCGGCGCGAGGCGGCGGTTCGTCAGCCAGTTGAACGGCAGCAGCGCGTTGATGACGGGGAACAGCATCACGCCGAGCGGATGCCCGATCACGAAGTTGATGGCGCCCGCGGCCACCGCGGCGCTGCACTGCATCTGCGTCAGCGCCTTGATGCCGCTGTCGCCGGATTCCAGCGGGCAGAACCACGTATTGGCCGGCTGGTCGAGGCGGTCGACGATCGCCGACGCGTTGCCCGTCACCGAGGGAAGCGTGCTGGCGGCGTTGGCCTGGTCGGTGTAGGTGCAGACCGTCCAGTTGTGCGCCGTCGAGGCGAGCGCGGTGCCGCCGACTTCGATCATCAGGAAATTGCCGCCGATGTAGTCGGCCGCGCTCGCCGTCGTGCTCTGGTAGCGCGTCGGCACGCCCGTCACGGCTTCCGTGGCGGCGCTGTTCATCGTCTTCGCGACGTCGAAGATGCGGTCGTAGACCAGCAGAGCGTTGTTGACCACGCTCGCGCTGAAGTCGGCGCCGGTCAGATGGGTGGTTCCGCTGGCCGGGTTGTTGAACGCCATCGCACCGGTCGTGGCTTTCGTCGGCGAGCGGCCGCCAGGCGCAGCGGAGCCAGCGCCGCCTGCCGCCGGCTGCGCGCCGACGCGCCACAGGCTCGACGCGACGCCGACCACACCGGTTGGGCCTTTCTTGCTGATGCCGCCGTTCAGCAGCTGCTCGAAGCCGCCGCTCGCGCGCAGCAGCGCGTCGCTGATGCTGGCGAAGCCAGCGGCCGCCATGGCCGGCTGATGACGGCCCAGCTCGCGCCAGGCTCGCTTCAGGTAGTCGCGGAAGTTGTCGGCCGCGCTGCCGAAGTAGCCGTGGTCGAAGGGCCCGACGAAGTCGCCGCCTTTCGTGACCCAGACGCTTCCCGGCACGTCGATCAGGTTCACCGGCGGGCCGTACCAGTCGCGGAAGTCGCGGCTCAGCTTCTCGACCCTATCAGTGCCGAGCCAACGCTCGAGCCGTTGCGACGGCACGTGCCGCCACTTGTTGACCATCGTCATGTCGTGACCTCGATTTGGACTTGCGTGGCCGTGCCGCTGAGCGTGACCGGCAAGTTGTAGGTGGTGGGCGTCGTGGTGAGCGCCTGCGGAGACGTGACGCCGACCTGGCTGCCGCCGGCGTCGAAGAAGCGCACGGTCAAGTTGCCGGTGCCGCTGTTCACCGACGCGCGCACGGCGACGTTGACCGTGCCGGCGAGCACCGCGCCGGCGAGCGTCATTCGCAGCGGATCCGCGGCTGCGCGCAGATCGGGACTCGTGACGTAGTCGGTGTCGTTGGCCGCGCCCGACTCGTCGATCGCCGCCGCGCAGCTGCCGGCTGGCGTGGGCACCCAGCCGAAGATCGTGACGTCGCTTCCCGGGTTCGTCGGCAGCGAGCCGGCGAGGTTGTAGGTGACGTAGGCGCTGATACCGTCCGTCGTGGTTCCTGCGGGGGTGCCAAACGTCGAGGCCGGGCTCGCATAGGTCACTGACTCTTGGCGCAGACCGGAGATGCCCGAATCGCAAACCCAGCGAGCGTTGAAGCTCTCCGACAAGCCGCCGATCCAGTAGTCGCCAGGCGCCAGAGTTCCAGCGATCGCGAGCGTTAGCGAAGTGCCGCCGATTCCGAGAAGCCCCGGGCTTGAGACCGCCACAAGCGCGCCAGGAGAACCGGCGCTGTCGGCGTAGATCACGCCCTTGTGGTTGTCTGCCGCGGCTCCAGAGCCGTCGAACGCCAACGTGATCGAGACCAGATCCGCGTTGTCGGTCAGCGTGAACTTGCGGACGATCGCCCGATCGTTGGACGTCGGGAAGTCTGCTGCGCCAGGCGTGGTATCGCCGAAGGTGGGCATCTCAGCTCTCCGTCACGACGAAGGCGGCGACGATGCCGCCGGCGGGGCTGCCGCTCGAGGTGAACGACGGCGTGAAGGTCGTGTCGTCGGTGACTTCGCGCGTCGCGATGCTGACCGTCCAGAACGACGAGGCGTTCTTCTCGGATGCCTGCTCGACGAACGATGAGCCCGACCAGTCGTACGTCACCGGGTTGCCAGTGCCGTCGTGAGCGCCGACAGCGACGATCAGCGCCGTGGCCTGTACGGGATCCTGCACGTTGCCGGCGTGAGGGCTGGTGTTGTCGACCAGTCGGTCCCACGTCGTGACGGCGAGCGTGCCGCCGGCGCGCGCCTTGATGGCGATCATCCCGACCGTGGTCGCCACACTGCCGACCGCGGTGAGCTGGTGGCCGGCGCCGACGGTGATCGCCCCCGACGTCGCGTACTGCGTCATGTAGCCGTTGAACGACGTCGAGAACTGCGTCGTCGCGCCGACCGCAACCCAGGTGTTGCCGAAGTTGTCGGTCAGCGTCGGCGCCGTCGCGCTCTGCGAGATCACGAACGCCCGCAGCACAGTGGCGCCGCTCGTGTCGCGCGCCGCCGAGACTGCGGTGCCGCTGCCGGAACCCGTCACGACGGAGGCCACGACGCGCGGCGGCGCCAGCTGGATCGCGACGATCGAGATGATCGCGCCCTGATCCGCTACAGCAGTCCAGTCGCACGTGTAGGTGCCCGGCGCCGACACCTTGCGCACCGCGCACGCCGCCTGGATGTAGGCCGTGAGTCCGAGGAAGTTGGACTCGATCATGGTCCAGCCGGAGCTCGGCGCCGCGCTCTGGTCGACCGTCCCCACGCCGCCGTCGCCACCCCACACCGAAACCAGCAGCGCCGGTGCCGTGGTGGTGACGCTGCCGCTGCTCAGCGGCGTGTTGGCGCCGGCGTTGGCGCGCGCCACGACGTTCTGCGCCTTGATGACGCCGCCGCGCTGAATCTCGACGCCGATCAGCGTCGACTCCTGCGTTGGCGACCCGGGCTTCGCGAACGACAGGGCATGGCCGGAGCCGCCGGCGACGTCGAGCTGAGAGTACAGCTCGAGGCCTAAGCCCGGCCACAGCCCGCTGGCATAGCCGCTGGTGTGCACCAGCGACATCGACGAGCCGCCGTTGTACGTCGGCGGGCTGTAGTTCGTGAATTGGCCGAAGGTGAAGGCCAGGATGTCGCTGCCCGCCGCCTGCGTGTTGAGCGTCACGCTGGCGGGGGACGTGCCCGAGCCGTCCAGATCCCAGTCGCCGTTCGAGTCCCCGATGTCGGGATCGATCGCGGCGATCACCGCGGCCTGAACCGTCTTCGCTTTGAAGGGAATGCGAAAACGGCCAGGACCGAGGCGAGGAACGAGGCTCAGCATCGCGCCGCGGCGCTCAGACCAGCGTGAAGATGCCGGCCGCGTTCATCTGCAGCGTCAGCGTGTTGCCGATCGTCACGGTGAACTGCGCGGTGCTGAGGCGCGACCAGCAGAGCACGCGGCCGCCGGACACGCCGATCACCGCGTACTTCACGTTGGTAAGCGGGCCACCGGTGGCGGTCCACACCAGGTCGTCGGCGTCGAACTTGTACTGCTTGGCCGAAGCGCCGACCGTCCAGGCCAGCGTCGCGAGCGCCTTGCCGCCCGTGGCGTAGCCGCCGGACGTGCCGATCTCGCTGGTGATCGAAGCGAAGGTGCTGAGCGTGAACGTCGAGGCGTTGGACGCGCTCGTCGTGAGCTTGCACTTCATCGCGGTCACGCCCAGCTGGATCGTGCCGTTGCCGATGTACTTCTTGGCCTTGTTGTAGAGAGTCCAAGCGGTTGCTGCCATGATCAGGTTCCTTTCTCGGCCTCAGCGGCCAGGGTTGCGCCGGTCTTCACGATTTGGGCGATGAGCCCGTCGCCGTAGACGGCGAGCTCGACCTCGTTGCCCAAATCGTGAAGACCG